AAGGTTTTTGTATTGTCTTCCACCATTTTCTCCTTCTTCAATTCCTGTGATCCTTACTTCTTCATTGTTTACATCCTGATCCAATGCATTCAAGTTTATATGATCTCCAATTGATAACCCTGCATAGTCTGGATTTGTCAGGTCAAAGTCATAAATGTGCGGAGGATCCTTATTTAATGCAAGCTCTGCAGTTGCGAGTCTGTCTGCTTCTGTTTCTGATATGATTGTTTTATCAATAACTACTTTTGTGATTCTTCCATATGCTGCGATACTTGTTGCATCCGAGTCTGAACCTTTTATTTGGTCATCTCCATCTCCTTTTCCGAAGACTTCAATTGCATTTCCTCTTGGGTATCCAACACTTTTTCTTAAATTAGTTATTTCTTTTCCTTCATTAAGCACTGCAACACTTGTTGCGCTTCCAAGATGGTTCCTGACGCCTATAGTGTCTGCTGTGTAGTCTATTTCTATGTCTTGTGATGTTTTATTGGCCAAGTTAGAAACTCCATTAAAAAGGCTACTGCTTGTGCTCAACCGATAGTCCAGAGAGTACCCTGCATCTATTGTTCCTACAGTAAAATATGAGCTTTCTCCTATAATATCTGAGAAGATTGATGCACTTGCATCACTGGTCCATGGACTACTTGCGTATGATCCATTTTCTTTTGCGAGCCACACTTCCCATCCACTTGCATGAAACACTACTGTTCCACCTACGAAGTAATCTGTATTGTCAATTAATCCTTTAAAAGCGAGAGTTCCATTCTTATAAATCCGAACTGTGCTTCCTATTGTTAGAAGTGTTCTTTTTGTTTCTCCTGTTCCTGAGAATTTAAGCTCAGCCTCATTAACCTCATTCAAGTTAGTTGTGAATCTCCATCCTGCATCAGGGACCACACTTCCAGTTGTGCTTCCAGTTGTAACATCAATTGTATAATTAGCCATTTTTAATCGTAGTATCCATCTCTAAATTTAACAACTGCAGTGGTTATATTGCTTGTTGTTATTGTGCTAACATTTGCTGCTGCATCTATTTGTAAAATTCCGAAGCCATCTGTGGTCTGAACTCCTTTGGTCTGAACACTATTCAGTTCTACATATGCATATTCTGTGACAAAGATTCCGCTTCCTGAATCAACCATTTCAACAAGCTTATATTCAAAGTCATGTCCAGTGGTTAATAATGCAGAATCTATTGTGATCTCATTTCCTTCAGCATCACTTATCACTATATCACTTGCTCCACTTGTCACTGTTCCTGTGATTGAAGTCACAAAGGTTTTAGCATTACCATCATTTGTTCCTGTGGTCTTTTCTGTACTTCCAAAAAGCAAAGGCACAAAACTCTCAAAAGTTCCCACATAATCTATAAAGTTTGTTCTTCCACCTGCTTGAGTTCTCTTGATCTGTTTTCCTATTCCCATATGAAACTTGTCAGTTTCAAAAAACAATTTTTTAATCTTAGTTGTTTCCATAAAGTGTTTACTGCAATTTCTCCAATGAGTCATCTTGCTTGCTCCACTAAAATGTCCAGTCAATAAAATGCTTTTAGGATTTATTCCACCACCACTCACAACGATATGATGTTTCTGAAATCCTATCGGAGTGATTTGATGATTACTATCTGTAGTATCATCAAATGCTTGAGGATTATAAGGCCAAGTGAATGCGTCTGCTGCTCCTGTATAATTTTCTATTTTCATTAATGCCATCTTAATTTATCCCCACACTGAGTCCCACCATTGGAGGAACCATGACCTTCGAGTATCTGCACTCATCATTCCATCAGGAGTTGGATTATATCCTGCTGCTTGTATTTCTGCTATTGCTTGATCATGAGCTGGACTAAGCGGATTTAAAGGATCTTCCCAAGGCGCATCATTTCCTGATATGTCACTCCATATTTTTTGAGGTAGTCTTGTTGCAAGTGTTTGCCCACTCATATCAGTACCACCTTCTGCGATTCCTTCTCCAGTCATTCCAGTATATGTTTGTAATTTGTCAACAAGATATGCTGCTCCTTTTTCTCCAACGTATGCTGCAGCTCCAATTAATGCTAAGTACCCAAGTGCTGTGAGTAATGTTGCACTCACTGTTGCTCCACCAATAAGTCCTATAAGAGTTGACATTGTTGCGATTCCTGCTATAACTGCCGGTGCGAGTGCGAGTCCTGCAACTATTCCTGCGAATAATCCTGGATTGTCTGCTGCCCAGTTTCCTATTTTCTCAAGCCAAGGCCATACTTTCTCTCCTAAAGCTGAAGCCCAATCAAGAAACTTTCCTGCAACTTCTCCAATTTTCTCTTTATTGTTATCAATCCATACTGCGAGTTTGTCAAGCCATCCTGCCACTCTTTCAAATGCAGGAGCCAATGCTTCACCAAGTGATCTTGACATTTTTCCAAAAGAAACAGACATATTTGCGAGTGCCGGGGCTACTGCCGGAGCTTTACTTGCTATCCCAACCATTGCAGTTGTTCCTGCAAGGCCCATCATTAAAAGTTTTTTAGCGAGACCACCAACAGTTGAAGCAACTCTTTTCATGTCTGCTCCGAATGATTTTGCTTGTCCCTTACTACCTTCAAAACCTTGACCGACTCTTGCGAACCCTCTGTCTATATTAGAGGTGTCCATAGTTCCCTTAATCTTCATGGAACTTGTTGCTGCTCCTGCTCCGCCTGCTGCTGATACCATTATTTAAACCTCACTTTATTCATCATATCTTGAACTTTTTTGTTTCTTTGTTGTTTCATTCCAACCGCACTCTTTATTTGCATGATTTCCTTGATGTCTTTTAATCTACTTTTGTTGAATTCTCTTGGGCTGATTCCACACTCGAAAGCTATGGATTTCCACCATATAAGCTTCTGCAACGGATCTGTTAATGTGAAGCCTTCCTGGCTTGAATAGGAAATCAGCCTAATCAGTTTTTTACTGATTTTTGTTCTGGCTCATCAACCTTTTTCATGCCATTAATTATTTTATCAAATAATCCTGGTTTCAATTTACTCAACAGAGTATATCTTTGGTCTGTAGTCAAATCTTTCCAATCCTTTTCAACACCAAGTATTTTCTTTATGATCACTGAATCATATGGTACTTGTGTTATGTTCTGAAGCTTCTTTCTGTTATAAACACTCCAATCCACTGAACTGGCCCTTGTGACAGGATCTAAAATCATAACATCTTTCAGCCACTCATTTTCGTCTCCACCACTTGTTGGTTTATACTTGAATTCTCTTCCTTCTATATCTATCTTTACTGGACTCTCATCCACAAAGTCATTTTCGTATCCCATTTATTTACCTCATTTAATAAGTTGCAATATCATCTCTTGCAACTACACTCGTGAATCCATTAGCTGCCCACACCACATCTACATTTGTTACTCCTTCAAGTGATGTTGAAGCTACGCTTCCCAACACATAAAAGGTGCTGAATATAAATAAGCACTGATCATCTCCTGTTCCATCTTTGTCAAATAATAAAGTGTTTGTTCCTGTCAATGCTGTTGCTGCATCCCAATAATCAAAGTATGTACTATCTTTAATATTAACATTAAATCTTCCAGTCACTCTGAATGTTTTTGGAATTGGTTCTCCTAATAAATCATCATAGGAACTATTAAAGTATCTTGAATCATTCTCATCGATCCCATTATCAATTGTGATTTCTCCATTATTAACTTCTTTGATTTCAGTTCCTTCAAGAGTCCACTTAACCATCCTATACTGGAATGGGCTTTTTGTGATATTTCCTGCACTAATAGTTGTTACTGAACTTCCTGCACTCACATCTTGACCTACACAAGTAAGTGCTATATTAATAAATCCTTCAGTTCCATCTCCAGTTGCTTTTTGAAATGTCATAGTTGCTGATTTAACAACATTTCCTATAGTTGTTAATACATGCGCAGTTGTATGTCTTTTTGCCCATTCAAGCTTGTATGATAGTATTGAGTTTCTCATAGCAAATGTGTGAATATATGGTGATGCTCCTGAATCTGTAACTCCCATTAAATATTTAAGCCACACCCAATTAACTGGTATGAAATTCATACTATAAGGTAATGTTTGAGGTCCTGGTTGTCTTGATTGCACAAGTCTATTGTCTGCTCCTGCAGTTAATATTTCTTGCCATCCTTTTCCCCAGTCTGGTTCAATTGAAACATTAAGACCTATAACTTCTCCACCAGTCATTGTTCCACCTGTTGCATAGCTTGTTTCTGCTACCCAACTCATTCTTTCTCTTTTTCCTATTAAAAACTCATTAAATGCCATTCTTTTTCATCTCCTATTAGTTTATTCTCCCTATTTTAATTCCCCTACAAATGAATTCAACAGTCTTATGGTGACATTGTAATTCTTCACTAAAAGGAAGGTCAGGCGGCATCCCTACTGGATCATAACCATAAAGAGCAGGGAATAACTCTTCTTCATGATCTTCAAATGCCTTGACAACTTGATATGCCAAGTACTCTGCCAAATCTTCGCCAGTATACTTGTCTCCATCAATTGTGAATATTTGATTATCTTGTTTCTCTTTGGTCCATATATCTACTTGTATTCTTGGGATTGCTTCCACTGGTGCTTCATGATTTCCAAGTCTTATTCCTGGAGCTCCAATTACCATGA